TGAAACACCGCGGGCGGGCCTTCAGGCGCTACGTCGTCAAGTTGCATTAGACACACAAGACCGTGGCATGACCTTACGCCAGTTCATGAACAAGTACGCCCCGCCTTCGGAGAATGACACCGAAAATTATTTGGCTTTCATATCACAGAACACGGGCCTTGATCCTGATAAACGTGTGCCTTCTAACAAAATCCCTGACCTGATGCGTGCAATTGTGCGAATGGAAGGCGGTCAAACGGCTATAGATTACTTTTACGGCACTCGTATGGCGGAAGGGGAGAGCGGTTCACGGCCCATGGCTCAAATAGAGTTGCCGCCGTTACCCACGCCTCAAGCGGCTCCCGCTCCGGCAGCGCCTGCACCACAGCAACGTGCTCAATACGCGGCGTTGTTCCCTGAAGACCCCGTGTCAGGCCTGATACAGAGCGGCGGCATCGCTAGCTTAGCCAGTTAGCCACATCCTCTTTAAGCACTGTCCCGGCAAGATTAATCTTGTCGCGCAGTGCTTCTAGTATTTTCTCATCGATAGTGCCCGGGCTTACCAAGTCGATATATGTCACGCTTTGCTCTTGGCCGATACGGTGCGCCCGGTCTTCCGACTGTAGTCTAATTTCTAAGTCATAGCTGTTGCTGTAATAAATGACGGTGTTGGCTTCTGTCAGCGTGATTCCGTAGCCCCCTGTACGGGGTTGACCGATAAAGAAACGCAGTTCTGACTCAGGATCTTGGAACCGGTCCACCGTTTCCTGCCGGTCATCTTGCTCAGTGTCCCCGTAGTAAGTAGCCACCGCATTCGCGCCATACTTTTTGCGTAGCGCCTTCTCAATTCTCAAGATATCGTAGGTCCACGTTGCCCAGATAATGGCTTTGCCTTGAACCTCTTCCGTTACTGCTAACAATTCCTCTAGACGGTTATTCTTAACTTCTTGTATTTCACCTTCATCGGGCTGCAAGAAGCCACAGCATATTTGCTGAAGCCGCATGATCTGAGTCAGTACAGAAGCGGTAGTGGCCAGCTTACCCTGCGACAATTGCGCTAGGGCCAAATCACTCATCTGCTTATACAATCGCATTTGCTCCGCAGTCAGCGGTACTTCCCTGCGCTGATAAACCTTGTCAGGCAAATCTAGGCAGTCTTTTTTAAGCACTCGCAAGCTGAACTGGTCTAATTTATCCCCTAGCTCATCCAAGCGGCGGTACCCGGTGATCTCGTTAAAGCTGTGCGCCCCCATGCTACGACGTTGGATAATGGCGTAACGGTTCTGAAATCCGTAGTAACTGTTGAATCCAAGGGCGTCCAGATCAAGGAAAGCACACTGGCTAAACAAATCCATGGGGCTTTTGGTAATCGGGGAGCCCGTTAAGATGCGCCGATACTTCGATTCCTTTGAAATTTTGATCAGGTTTTTGGTGCGTTGCGCACTCTTATTCTTGATACTGGTGCTCTCGTCAAGGACAGTGATTGCGTTCGGGTTAAGCATCAAAAACTTCTGCGCGGCAGAGTAACCTTTGTCGGTGCTGAAGGCTTCCGTATTCATGACAAGGATGTGCAAGAACCCCGGCTCACGGTTCTGTGGGTCCGCAAGTTGTTGAATTTCCTCACGAAATTTCTTAGTGAAATTAGGTTGCCAACGGACTATCTTGTAAGGCACGTCGTCGGAAAGGTGTGTAGGTATTTCTTTTTTAACCCAGTTATCAAACACACCCTTTGGCGCAATGATCAGTGCTGTGTCTATTTCCTTTGCGAGGAACAGCGACCCCATTGTGTCGATTGCAACTTTTGACTTTCCCGTTCCCATTTCCATGAACAGGCCAAAGTATGGTCTCTGCCAAGACGCTTCAAACGCCTGCATTTGGTGGTCATAAGGCTTGGTTTTGAACTGATACATGAAAAGTTACCATTTCCCTGTTGACATACGATTGTATGGGATCGTAGACTGCACGTCCAGCCCTCAAAAAAGGGCCGATTAACGAAAGGAGAGAAACCATGAGCAATGCGCTCTTGCAAGAAATGGAAGCAGACCAAACCACTGTTTCCGCCGTGGAAGCGGTAGACCAATCTGGTTTGAAAAGCATAGCAGGAATTGCCCGCGCAGTGAGAGATCAGGAGGATTTGGTGCAACGCCTTGAATCCGATCTTAAAGCGGCAAAGAAAGACCTGCTGAAACTCACAGACGAAGACCTACCTGCAATGCTTCTTGAACTCGGACTCAGTTCTTTCGAACTTGATGACGGGTCCAAAGTGACTGTGCGCCCGACGTATGGAGCCCACATCAAGGCAGACAACAAGGAGACCGCGTTTGATTGGTTGCGTGCAAATGAGTACGGTGACCTAATCAAGAACACGGTGTCCTGTCAGTTTGGCCGGGGCGAAGACCATGAGGCAGTTGAATTCATGGAATACGCCCAGAAGCTTGGTTACGCCACTGAGCAGAAAACGGACGTGCATCCGTCTACCTTGAAGGCATGGGTCAAGGAACGTGTACAAAACGGGGATGAATTCCCCATGGAACTATTCGGGGCCTTTGTAGGGCAACGCGCAACAATCAATAGGAGCAAGTAATATGACTGCTAAAAATGTGGCAACTAAGGAGGCGCAAAATGACATCGTTGTCTTCGATGCGTCAATCTTTGAAGCGGACGCTGGAATGGGCTTGGAAAATCTGGGGCAAGATGATATCGCGCTCCCCTTCCTTAAAGTACTCTCTCGTCAAGACCCGACTCTCGACGATCTGGAAAATGCTAAAGCTGGAGATATCCTCAACACCGTGTCCAACAGTGTCTACGGTGGCAAAACGGGTATTAGAGTGGTGCCTTGTGCTTATCAACGCCGTTTTGTTGAGTGGGCTCCTCGTGGCAGTGGTAACGGCGCTCCTATTAATATCTTTACTCCAGAAGATAAACGACCGAAAACCGAACGCGGAGATGACAACAAGGATTATGTAGTCGGTGGTAATGGCTCATATCTGGAAGAGACTCACCAGCACTTTGTCCTCGTGTTAGAAGAGGACGGTACGGTGACCTCTGCACTGATTGCCATGAAGTCTACTCAACTCAAGAAGAGTCGAAAGTGGAACTCCATGGTAGCGCAGCGCTCTGTAATGGGGAAGAACGGCCCGTTCACCCCACCACGCTTCAGCCATATCTATCGGCTGAAAACAATCTCCGAGGAAAACTCCAAGGGATCGTGGCACGGCTGGGAAATCAGTCTTGAGGGCATGGTAGACGACGCTGCGGTCTACAAGCAGGCAAAAGACTTTGCCGAATCGATCTTGCGCGGTGATGTCGAAGTCAAGCACTCCGACGACCAAGCAGGCGGGAGCAACGACGCCCCGTTTTGATCAACTAGTGGGGCCTTCGGGCCCCACATTATTTCTTTGGGATATTTATGTCAGACGCAACAAAACAATTTGCGGCCATTTTTGATGGCCTAAAATGCGCCTACGGCACCTTTGAAATCGATAGCAAAAAATCTAATGGCAAAAATGTTGGCAAAGCTCGGGTAGTCCGCGAACCACGGACCACGGAGCAATTTGAACAGCACCTATCGGGGAAGGGCGCAGGTATCGGGATCATCCCAATCAACGAGGATGATATGTGTAAGTGGGGATGCATCGACATCGATGAGTACCCGCTAGACCATAAACGACTGGTAGAAAAAATTCGTAGAGCCGGGCTACCTCTGGTAGTATGCCGCTCAAAATCAGGCGGTGCTCACCTGTTCTTGTTTTCTCAGGAATGGATTACCGCGAAAAGAATGAGGGACACTCTCCAGCATATAGCCAGCGCGTTAGGCCATGGCTCCTGCGAGATATTCCCCAAACAAATTAAGCTGTACCTTGATCGGGGGGATGTCGGCAACTTCCTTAATATGCCGTATTACGATGCGGAGGAAGGGTTGCGCTATGCCATAAATGATGACGGTTCAGCGGCTACGTTGGACGAATTTTTTGGCCTCTATCAAACGCATGCGCAAACGCCGGAACAAGTTGAGGCGCTCACCAAGCAATCCTTCGACAACAGTCCGATCGTGGACGGTCCGCCCTGCCTCCAAACCTTATGTGCTAACAAAATCTCCGAAGGCGGAAGAAACAACGGACTCTTCAACATAGGGGTCTATCTCCGCAAGGCGCACCCGGACAACTGGCAGGATGAGATCCTCAATTACAACATGGCGTATGTGGATCCACCGCTACCCCTGTCAGAGGTAAACCTTGTTGTAAAACAGTTGGAGAAAAAGGATTACGCGTTCCGCTGTGGTGAACCGCCTATCCAGCCGTATTGCAACAAAGAGCTATGTCAGACGCGGAAGTTTGGTATCGGCTCGGCAGTGTCCGATGCGGCGGTGGCTAACCTTCGCAAGTACAACTCTATACCGCCCGTATGGTTTATTGATGTCAACGGCATACCCCTTGAGCTAGACACCGATGCTTTGCTGAATCAATCAGCTTTCCAAAAAGCCTGCGTGGAACAGCTTAACTTCATGCCACAGACCATGGCCAAGCGCTCGTGGGAAGGACGCATCAACCAGTTGATGAAGGAGATGATAGAGACCGAAGGCAACATCATGGAGGTTTCTGAAGACGCCAGCATCAATGGCCAGCTTTACGAATTCCTTGATGAATTCTGCACCTCTACGCAACGAGCAGAGGACCGGGAAGAAATACTCTTGCGCCGTCCATGGGTGGATGAAGAGCACAATACCATCCACTTTAGGCTGAAGGACTTTGAGAGCTTTCTGCGTAAAAACAGATTCACTGAGTTTCGTACACACAAGATCGCTCAGCGACTGCGGGACATCAATGGAGAGTCCGCACTCCTGAAGATTAAAGGCAAGCCTGTGCGTGTGTGGAAGATACCCATGGAGGATGTGACACAGAGCAGAGTCCTCGCACCACGGTTCACGGAACAACGTCAAGAAGCGCCGTTCTAATGTTCCGTATATTCGGCCCACCGGGGACCGGTAAAACTACCACCCTCCTTAACATGGTTGATAAGGCCATGGAGGAGGGCATTTCCCCAAACCAAATAGGGTTTTTTGCGTTCACTAAAAAGGCTGCAAACGAGGCAAAGGAGCGGGCGACTAAGCGCTTTAACCTCAACCCTGAAAAAGACCTGCCGTATTTCCGAACGATCCACTCTTTGGCGTACCGCATGCTTTCTGTAAAGGAACACCAAATGATGAGTGGGGAGCACTATAGAGCCCTTTCCGAACGAATTGGATTTCAGCTAACCGCCTCTACTAGTGATGAGGAAAGCACGGCGTTTAAGCCTACTGACCATCCTATTTTGGCGCTGATAAATTTAGCTAAAGCAAAAAAGCAGTCGCTTCACAGAACATATAATCAAAGCGATATTAACTTCACATGGACAGAGGTCCAGTATGTTGCGGATGCCTACCAGAATTACAAAGAAGCGTTCGGCCTAATTGATTTCACAGACATGCTTCAGAAATTTATCGATGAGGCCCATGTCTTTCTGCCTAACTTTAAATTGGTTTTCCTTGATGAAGCACAAGACTTGTCTCCCTTGCAGTGGGACATTGCCCACAAATTAGATGAGTACTCCGAAAAAATGTATTGCGCCGGGGACGACGATCAGGCTATTTATCGTTGGGCTGGCGCAGATGTCGATCATTTCATCAACCTACCCGGAGGCGCTGAAGTTTTGGAGCAAAGTTACCGGGTGCCTAAAGCGATACACAATGTTGCCTCAAGGATTTCAAACCGTATCAAAAACAGGTTCCCAAAGGTTTACCGCCCGCGGGAAGAAGAGGGCAACGTGTTTCGGACTTACGACATAAGCTCCATAGATATGTCAAAAGAAACGTGGCTTATCATGGCGCAAGCAAACTACATGCTATACCCCATAGAACAGGCTTTAAAAAGCAATGGATACCTGTATGAGAAACAGAATTCAGGGCGGTCTATTGGCGAAAAAATGTCCATTGCGATCAATGGCTGGGAATCTTTGCGGAAGGGCCGAGCGGTGCCCACGGGAATTGCTCAGTGTATTTATGGCTACATGAGCGGCAACGGCAATAAGATAAAACGAGGCCACAAAAACATTAAGGCCCCAGACGAAGCGCTTTTAACAATGCAAGACCTTAAAGATAATTTTGGGCTACTTGCTGACGAATCCATGATTTGGCATGAAGCCATGGATAAAATACCAGAAGGGGATCGCGCCTATATCACAGCGCTTCTCCGCCGGGGCGAGAAGTTCAATGCCCAACCAAGAATACGTCTGTCCACGATCCACGGAACTAAAGGCGGTGAAGCCGAGAATGCCGTGCTCCTGACAGACCTTACCGCAGCAGCAATGGATCAATCGGGGGATGATCTACACCGGGTTTTTTATGTCGGTGTCACTCGTGCGTCCAAGAACCTGTATATCGTTGAACCAGAAGACTACATGAGAGCATACGACCTATGAGCAGAAATGATGAAATGAGCACCATTGCGTGCCCTAAGTGCCGAAAAGAAGCACAAGAAGTTATCAATGCGGAACAGAGAATCCGTAAAGGCTGGTGGTGCCCTGCGTGCAACCATTTTGAAAATGCGATCCATAGAGAAAGGAAAGTTGCATGACAGGGAAACTTCAGATGGCGATGTTTCCGCCAAAAACCGACTGGGTTCCCCCTGCGGAATTGCCGGATATCTTTGACGCTGAAGAAATCGCCATCGACGTGGAAACCCGGGACCCTAACCTAAAGAACAAAGGCCCCGGGTGGCCTACCAAGGACGGTGAGATAGTAGGCTATGCCGTCGCCGTTGCTGGCTGGAAGGGATATATCCCTGTCGGTCACGCAGGCGGCGGTAACCTCGACTTCCGCATTGTCAGCAAGTGGCTGAAGAAGGTCTTTGAAAGCCCTGCTGATAAGATCATGCACAACGCCCAGTACGATCTGGGTTGGATCAGGGCCCACGGCTTTACCGTCAACGGCAGAATCATCGATACCATGATGACCGCCAGCCTGATTGACGAGAACCGATTCAGCTACAGCCTGAATGCCCTGTCCTACGAATACCTTGGCAAGACAAAATCCGAAAAAACCCTTGTTGAGGCGGCCAAAGATTTTGGTGTCGATCCAAAGGGCGAGATGTGGAAACTGCCCGCCATGTATGTCGGACCCTACGGGGAGACCGATGCGGAGCTTACGCTGGAGCTATGGAACCACTTCAAGACCTTGTTGAACCGGGAAGACCTGTGGGATATCTGGGCGCTTGAAATGGAGCTATTGCCCTACCTGACAGAGATGACCATGCGGGGAATCCGGGTGGATCTGGACAAGGCAGAGCGCACCAAACAGCACGTCATGAAAGAGGAAAAGGCGGTGCGTAAGCACCTAAAGAGCCTTGCGGGTATGGATGTGGATATCTGGGCGGCCACTTCCGTGGCTAAGGCCTTTGACTCACTTTCATTAAAATACCCCAAAACTGAGAAGGGCTCTCCAAGCTTTACTAAACAGTTCCTGTCAGAACACCCCCACGAGTTTGCTCAGATGGTGGTAAAGGCCCGCAACCTCAACAAGATGAACGGCACGTTTATCGACGGCATCCTGAAGTATGTACATGGTGGCCGGATCCACAGCCACATCAACCAGCTACGCTCTGACGACGGGGGCACCGTCTCAGGCCGTATCTCTATGAACTCGCCCAACCTACAGCAGATACCCGCACGGGATCCCGTATTGGGCCCCATGCTCCGCGGGCTGTTCCTCCCCGAGGAAGGCACTCAGTGGGCGGCCATTGACTTCTCGCAACAGGAACCACGGATCTTGGTCCATTTCGCTAAAAACTTCAGTGATTACAAAGGGATAGACATGCCCGGGGTCAACGAGTTTGTGCAGATGTACAACGAAAACCCCGACGCCGACTTCCACAACATGGTGGCGGAAATGGCAAAAATACCAAGGAAGCAAGCCAAGGTTATCAACCTCGGCCTAATCTACGGCATGGGCGTCAACAAGCTGTCAGACCAACTGGATGTTTCCGTGGCCGAAGCCAAAGAACTGATGCAGCAATACCACAAGTCAGTACCGTTCGTTAAAGGCCTCATGAAGGGCGTACAGCAACGTCTTGACGACCCCCGATCCTCAGGGTCCCTGCGCTCTTTAAAGGGCAGAAAGTGCCGTTTCGACCTCTGGGAGCCCGATAGCTTTGATATGCACAAGGCCTTGCCTAAAGATGAAGCCATCGCGACCCACGGCCCAACGACCAGACTGCGCCGGGCGTACACCTACAAGGCGCTAAACCGCCTAATTCAGGCGTCTGCCGCCGATATGACCAAGCAGGCCATGGTTAACGTGTGCCGAGAGGGCGAAATCCCCATGCTACAGGTCCACGATGAGCTTGCTTTTGCTGTCCAAGACGCCGAGCACGCCAAGAAATTGTCCAGCATCATGGAAAATGCCCTGCCATTGCAGGTTCCGAACAAGTGTGACGTAGAAATCGGGCCCTCATGGGGCGAATGCGTCGAGGTTGAATGAATCTAGGACCTAGCCTATACTGTCCCATATGTCCAAGGAGGTCCAGATGGATACGACAAAATGGAAATCCGTGCTTTTGCCACGTGAGGTTTATGAAGAGTTGGTGGTGATTGCCCGGGTTGAAGGGCGAACGCTGAGCGGCCAATTGCGCTACATGCATGAAGCATGGAAATCAGAGAACTTGTCTCACAATGATCAAGACTACATTGCGGAGCAGGTTGAGGCGTTCAAGAGAGAAAACGGAGAGAAGTCGCTGACTTCCAAGAGCTTTTCAATATGAGCAAATCCAACTATAACTCTATGATGGGCAAGTTTCACGAAGCGTATGAAAAGCTTCGGGACAAGTACGAAACTAACAAGCCCATCTATAAAGAGGACTTTGACAACCTTCATATATGGCATGACTTTTTAAAGGCAAAGTTTGATTATGAGCGGGAAAAAAACGCAAAAGACGTTGGACGAAGTTAACAGTCCGGCGCACTATGCAAAGGGGGGCATAGAGTGCATAGAGGCGATAAAGGACAGTATGACGTTGGAAGCATACCGCGGCTATTTAAAAGGGTCCGTCCTAAAGTACCTGTGGCGGTACGAAAGCAAAGGAAACGAGCCGGAGAAGCATCTCTTGAAGGCCCAGTGGTTTCTGGGGAAGCTTTTGGACAGTTTCTCGGAACCCTCGCCGAAGACTCCCTCGAAGCCCTCCG